CCCGGGATATCCCGGGTTGACTTATCTGTTTTCGATTAAACACTAAGAAATAATCTCTTGTAGAATAGCTACTTAGAACCACTTGATAAAATACTTGAAAAATAAGTTTGCAATCCCTGTAGTGGGAACCTAATATGATTTCACCGGGCAGCAATACATCGCTGAACGGGGTAGTAAAGATAGCCACTGTAGTAACCCTCCGGGGCGAAACAAGCTAGACGGGCCACACGGGAACAGTGGACGTGACCAATCATACGTTAACTGATTGGCAAGCTGGGTTATGGGACTAGTATTTGAGTCACCGGGAGGCAAGAGGTTAGCCAAACGGGATAAGCAGTAAGACGTCGCTACGGAATGGTGACAGGTACACTCTACACTGATCAGCTAAGAGTAAATTGCGGATTGAGAACCTTAACTCAGATAAGGGGCCGATTCCTACGGCACAAGTCACTACACATTTCGCGGTGACGTTAAGGCGCGAGGGCGATTGCGAAGTAAAGCCAAAGAGTCAACGCTTAAAAATTTTCGTAATAAGTGTTGACAGCTACGAAGTGCTAGTCCAGACTGAATGGCAACAAAGCAGTACAGCGAGGTGAGGTGAACCGCAGTACCCACGGGTACAATGACCGGGAATCCAAGATACTAGCTGGTAGTAGCAAGGCCGCCGGGCAGCACATAGTGCGACACGGTAGCGGGGAGGCTGAGACTCTCTCCCCTGAAAGAATAGAGTCGAGGCCAGGACCACTGGCTACCCGGTTGTGCAGGGTGATACAAGGTTAGCTAAATAGTAAATTTAACATAGCTGGAGCTAACAAAGGCCAGCTAGATTAAATTAACTAGGAGAGCTTAAAATGCTGAGCTACGAGGAGTATTTCGACAACCTACCAGAAGGCGCTGAGGCGCTGTCTGAGGCTGAGTACAACGAAGCAATAGGAGACAGCAATGGGGTACGCTAAACGCTTACAGAAGCGCTTTGACGGGCTTATAGACCTATCCGGCGGGGAGTTGCAGAAGCGCCGGGACAAGCTCAATGGCGCAGGGGTGCACCGGGGTAAGCAAAGCGCCACCTTCTCGACCTCTGTAAAGGGCAAGGAGAAGCGCAAAGGCAGCAGCAGACAGCCTATGGGTTACCCTAGCTGTAACAGCCAATTCAAGGGCAGATGACAGCCTACAGCGTCTCACGGGGCGCTGTGTGAAGTTATTAATCCAATCCAAAACAAAGAGGTGTATCATGGCTACTTTCAAACTCATTGCAGTAAATAGCCTTCAGAAGGCTCTTAAGGCTGCTGTAGACGCTAAGCGCAACGTCACTATCAGTGCGCTGTTCCACGGTCTGGTTAGCAGCAACGTGGCATTCGCTGCGGATATGCGTAAAGAGGATGCCGCTGATTTCGACGTCGTATTACGTGTTTTGCTCCCTATCCGCTACAACAAGGAAGCGCGTCAGTACCAGTTCGACCAGAAGAAAGCATTCGCCAGCGCTGAGAAGCTGGGGCTGATGCTTGAAGCGGTGCGTGCTGAGTACCGCAACGCTGACAAGGCGGCGCGCGAGCAGATTGTGCAGGACTTCTATAGCCTGTGCATGAGCTACTACGACGACAAGGCTACTGAGGCTAAGAGTAACTCTCTGGATGCTGATGCACTCCGTGATAGCGCCTTCAACCGCGTTAAGAGCAGCATCAAAAATGCCAAAGAGAAGGGCGTAACTGACGCCGCGCTGGTAGAATTGTTGATTGCTCAGGGCGTGGACGTCCGCGGCATCCTGAATGCTGAGAAAGCCACCGCATAAGCGTGGTTTAGCGTGGTTTCTGTTAGCGCCTACATCGTGGGCGCTATAGGGCAATCATGCCGTATAGGTATTGAGGGTTTAATCATGGTACAGACAATCACTATCATCGTGAAGTCGGCGCTGCTACTAATCAGCAGCAGCGTCTCCGAGCCTATCCCGTTCTGTACTATGGAAGTGCAGGGACAGCCGGGATATGAGTTGTTTGAAAACCCCGAGGGCGGCTGCAAGCAACTCGGGGCGACTTATAAACGTAACGCCGAAATTGCCTACCCGGATGCCGCGGTAGTGCTGGTGGTGGACGGTGTAAGCAACCAGAATATGTGAGGTTATTATGTCAACCAAAACAATCGAAGTAGAACGCAATCGAGAGCAGCAGATATTCGAGCTGTTCTCGTTTCTGTTTAAACGTCCAGACCTCCCGGCTAATGACCCGGAAGGTGGGGATAACCAGCGGGTGCAAGCCCAGCAGTATCAGCACAGTGGGGCGTACGACGATGATAAAGTGGTTTAAGAACAAGCTCGCTGCATGGGAGCTTAACGCCTTGCTCAAAGAGATTGAAGAGAATCTGGAGTATCAGGTGTGGTTGCAGCAGGAGCTAGAACGCGCCCAGTTCCGGCGCATTGAGCTGTTGCACCTGACCAAGAAGTAGCATACTCAAGGGCATTCTGTGCCCTTTATGAATGTTATTTGTTAGTTACTTACAGAGGAGATAAGCACTATGGCTCTAACAATCAACCCAGCTACGGTACTGGAGAGGCAGCAGCGGTCCAGTATTCAGGGGCTGGCAAGGGAGTACAGCGCTAAGGCAGCGCTGCGTACTATGTATGAACAACGGGCGGCCAAGCTGGGTATGACACTGGCCGGTTACTGTCAACGTTTTAATATCCGAGGTGTGTAATGGGTAATGTTTACGCAGTAAAGGTTTACCGTAGCGATATAACCGGCAGTCTGCGGCGTGTACGGTTGAATGGCAGTGTTGAAAGATTCTCCCGTTTGAATAAATGCTGGGAACCCTCGGCAGTTACAGCTACCGGCATGGCTAGGGAGTCTAGCGTCTTCAAGCTGATTGCTGTGCATGCGGTGTTCAAATGCCAAGCTTAACGCAAGACCTAACCCCGCTCACAGTATCGGAGGTAGCGGCGCTGTACTGGCGCATGCTTGAAACCGAGAGCAACGCTGGTTTAACCTGGGATAGCTACAGGAGAATTCCCGATGAACTCAAACCGCTCTGTCCTTGTGAGCGCCGACTTCGCCACGTTAGAAGAGAGGATGTTGTCTTGCTTGACACCCTCAGAACCTATTCTCCGGAGTGCGCAGCGCAGTCTCTGGCAAAGCTCCAGTTTCCCATCGTTGCAGAACTTACCACGAGAGGGTACGCCGGAGCATTCAAGGCTTTCAGCAGCGTTCTCAGACAGTACTACCGGGAGGCGTGCGCAATCCATTATTATGGATGAGCCAGCGTATATCCTCCCCGGGCGAACTATAATCAAAGAGATACTCAACAACCACAAACAAGAAGAGGTGAAACCAATGCAACTTGAAATTAATGCTAACGCAATCTCTATGTCACTGGTTACCGGTGGCTATCACGATGGGAATGTTTACTACTTAACTCACGAACTCCCCCTTGAGGAGCTGGCTGATGAGCTGGGCAAGTGGATTAAATCTGAGCACACGCCCGAAGAGGTTATCCTGCGTATGCATCGCACCTTCTGGTACAGCTACATCGGCCCGGAAATTCTCTTGAGCAGAGACAACCATCCTCGCGGCAGCACAATAGGGCTGCACTGGGAAGATCTAACCGGGGGCACGGCCTCAGCAATTCTTACCAAGCTAGGCTGGAAATCAGCTGGTTGGGATCAAGAGATCACTGCTACTAGTCCAGCCGGGCTGGTGCAGGCTGCTCAATCTCTGCTGCTGGGACATTTTAATCTGGTGCTGCATAAGGATGCGAGTGCTTTTGCTAATGCATTCATTGACGACTACAAGGAGGTAGTCCAAAAAACCGCCGGGGATATGGGGGTCTACTACAACACAAGCACTGGTCTCTACTCAGTAAAGAAGGTAGATTTAGTTAAGTTGCTTATGAACTTGAACGGGATCTTTGCAAACCGGGGTGCAGTGCTGGTTGGCGAAGGCTTCAAAGATGGGAACCCTATGGCTATCCTTGCCCAACCAGTGTTTCGTGATGGGCAGTTGCAGGGCGTGAAGCTGCAAGAGCAGCGCATGGGGCGCTTCTTGACCAGCATCTTCGGCAACGCGAAAGACTTCCGCCCAGCCATTGATGACCTCAAGGTATACAACAAGAAGCCCCAGAGCTACCTTTGTGTAACAGAGGAGGAGTGGTATAATGCTTACGAGCAAGGCCCGGGCAGCTGCATGACCGATTATAAGTTTGACTGCTCCCCGGTGCGCGTCTACGCTACTACATCGCACGGGCTTCCTGATAACGGCCTGCGCCTGTGTATCAACTACACAGGGGAGTTGTTTGGTAAGGGATTCAGGGTGCTTAATCGCGCCATTGTCAATATTAACACCAAGGAATACGTCCGGGCATACGGTGAAAACGGTGATGCGGTCATGCGCAGCCTGGGTTATGAGCGCGATACTGGCGCAACCGACGGTGCTATCCTTGCCAAGATTCCGCATCCCCGTAACAACGGTGCGTATCTGATGCCGTATCTGGACGGGTCTGATGATGAAGTTGATGACAACGACGATCACTGGGTCATCACATGCAGCGGGGATTATGGCGCTACGGATGCCAACGGATATATCTATGCGGGTGGCCGCTGCTGTGATTGCTGTGATGAAAGAGTAGATGAGGATTCACTGACTGAGACAGCAGGTGGGGATGAGGTGTGTGGGGATTGCCTTGCGGAGAACTATGTGGTTCCCTTAGACAGGGAGGAATACTACCACCGGTGTGATTGCACCCATTCAGAATATGAGGGTGGTTGGGTATATGATAGTGACGTAGTGGATTGCCCAGTGTATGGCTGTGTATATTATGGTAATACCATCTTTGCCCAGGGCCAGCGTGTACATGAAGACGCCACTGAGTGGTGCGAGGCGTTAGGTGACCACATCCTGACCGAAGAGGCGGCGGCCAATCTGGACGAACCTTACTTAGGCAGGGATGAAGAAGATACAGAAGAGGAAGCAGCATAATGTTAAACATCAGATTACTCAAGCAGTTACTGGAAATGCACCGCCCGAGCTACGACTCGAATGCGTGGTTGCACGAGTTCCTGGACCCGCGTTTGCCAGCGGGTGCACAGAAGGTGCAGGACGATTACGGGAACGTGTTCGTTCTGGTGGGGGATAGCGAGCAAAGCGACGTGGCCTTTACCTGCCACACCGACACAGTGGCGCGCCGCAGTAGCCAGCCCCCGAAGGTGAAGATGTCTACGTCCGGTATCATGTACGTCGGCAACCCTGACGTAGCTGACTGCCTCGGGGCTGATGATGCAGCGGGTATTTACCTGATGCTGGAGATGCTGGAGCACGGCGTGCATGGCCGTTACTGTTTCTTCCGGGATGAAGAAGTAGGCTGTGAAGGCAGTGGCTGGTCCGCAGCTGACAAGACCGGGTTCTGGACCGGGGTCAAAGCAATGATTAGTTTCGACCGCCGGGGTGATGGCATCATCACGAGCCAGCGCTTCCAGGAGTGCTGCTCCCACACCTTCGCACTGGAACTGGCCGAGCGCCTGGGCCGTACACCTGCACATCTTCAATCCGGTATCTACACGGACTCAGCGGAATTCATGGGTATCATCCCTGAGTGCACCAACATCGGGGTGGGTTATAAGTACGAGCACACCCCGGACGAGATTCTGGACATCGACATCCTGAGCTCGTTGCTGGAGCGCGTACTGGCTCCTGGTACATTCGCGAACCTGCCGATTGTACGTGACCCGGCCCAGTCCCCTGCCAACCGTATCACTTCGTTGAGTGACTGGATGCAAGCAGCTCCGGTAGACGAGGACCCACTGCTGCTGGCCCGCTTCCGGGAATTGTCACAGCTGGGTATGCCGGAACTGGCACAGTGGGTAGTATCAAACCCGGAGGCGGCAGCGCAGTACATTGCAATTTACTCCGACTACGGATTCAAATCAGAGCTGATTGAAGTAGGCACCAAGGTTGTGAAGGACTGGGGCGGCTTTGACAGCATGTTCTAAGCAGTAACGAGCGACAATTCAACCATAAACAAAATGAGGTTACACGGTATGGCAAAGGCAATCACTGTTAAGGTTACTGACAAGACTGATTTTGAAGCACACACTGCGTTGAAGCTCGGAGATATCTTGGTATTCAATGAGGATGGTGTTTATAAATATCCGAATGGTACCAACGGTACTTACAACGACCCCTGGCTTGAGAAGATGCTGAGCAACGGCTCATTCGCGGAGGTCCTGAGTGAGCGTAAATTCAGAGATACAGAAGCCCCTGAGTGGGCTACTGCCGTCGGGTGCTTCCAGGGCGGGTGGTACTGGGAGGAGGACATCAACCAACGTAATGGGGCGCGCTTCCAGAACATAACAGGGACGAAGGCGTACGAGTACGACAACCACACTGTCAAAGGTTGGGACCAGTACAAAGTCCTGCCGGCGTTCGTGGAGGAGCAGCTACCGCCGGCACCGACTGCTGTCATGTACCTGAATGACACACCTACTGCCCACAGAGAACTTAAGTTACAAGGGGCCAAGGGATACCCCGGGCACTTGGTACTGAACGTAGGGGATGGTAAGGGTAACTCTAAGTCAATCGTGCTCAGTCCTGAATCAGCACTGCAACTGGCCCATGACCTGAATCGCATGGGTATGGCCGGTAAACGTAAACTAAAGGAGCAAGCTAATGGCTAAGATTGAATATACAAGCGCACACCCTACTGTACAGGTAGGTATCCCGTTTACTTGGGGAATCAACGCTTACTGGTACATCCAAAGCTCCAATGGGTATTTTCTGTGTTTAAATGATGGTAAAGACGTAACGCAATCAATCGATCCGTACGAAATATTAAGTGAGCGTGGCTTCCGCTACGCTACGAGCATGGAGCTTAAGTAATGGCAGACGCCCCGTGGTTAGTAGCGTGCAAGCGCCTTGCCGTGGGGCAGACGGCCCGGTTCCGGTGCTGCGGCAGGACCCCTGCCGCGGTACTGTACAACAAGCCAGACAGCTGGGGCATGTTCTGCCACCGCTGCAAGAGCAGCCCGTACGAGAGGAAACAATACGTATCCCTGGTACAGCCCGAGATACTCCCGCGGGTGCTCCCTGCACCTGCACATCTAATCCGCGTTAGCCAGGCGACCCCGGAGACGCGGGCACACGTATACAGTTTCATGGTCAGCAAAGGCTTGATGCCGGATATGCTGGAGGATGCATTATGGTCGGAAGAATTGAAGCGCCTGGTATTTCAAACCGGGCAAGGGACTTATCTAGCCAGGGCGATGTACGAGCATCAGCAGCCGAAGTGGTTGATGCTGGGCGGGGCGCAGAGCTATGCAATAGCACCTGCCCGGGTTGGAATTGCACAGACGAATGCACACACAACGCATTCAGCCCAAACCGCTGTCGCGGCACCTGCCAAGACACTGGATGCAGCTGCGGACGCCGGATTGGTGGTGCTGACCGAGGATTACCTCAGCGCCCGGAAGGTGCAATGGACCAGCGAAAGGTACTCACCACAGGCTACGGTGTTAGCCGTGGCCTTACTTGGGACGAGGTTACAGCTCGCGTTAAAGAGCAAACTAGTGCAGGCAAACAAGCCCGTATTGTTGATGCTAGACGGGGATGCAGCCGGGGATGCCGGGACTGCAAGAATAAGTAAGGAGCTGCGCCCGTTCGTGCCGGTGCGGTCATATCAACTCCCTGGGCTAGACCCCAAGGATATGCAGGTACACCAGATTCTGGAGGGGTTAAATGTTTAAGAAAGAACCGGGCCTTACATTGGTCGGTCGTAAACTGTATCGTGGGGTGTTCGGGAATTTATATACGGTTAATAGTTTTGGTGTAGTTTGCGTTCAGACAGAGGGCTCAGAAAAGTGGGAGCCCTCCCACTACAGCTTAAAGGGTTTTAATGATGCTGTAGAAAAAGGGTATCTCAAAGAGGAGAACTAATTGGACTATATCGTAGTTAAGGCCATGTGTACCCGGAAGATATGGCACAGGCTGCGAGAGCAGATACCATCCAGTATGCTGGCACCAGACACGGTGTCTCTGCTGGGCTGGGTGGACCTGTACTGGTCAACGTACCAGGAGCATGCTGAGGTACACGCTGACGCATTCGAGAGCATGCTGAACCTCCGGGCCGGGGCAGCGCCGAAGGAGCAGATGGATATCCTGCGGCACATGTTCCGAACGGTGCAGCAGGTGCCAGATGATTCAGTGGTGGGTGTAGTACGCACCCTGAATGAGCTGGCCTACAGTGGGGAGGTGGCGGCGCTAACCCGTAGCTATCAGGACGGGGAGGAAGTAGACTTCATTGCGGAGATGAAGCGGCTTAACCGGAAGTACGGTGATGGCGCAGCAGTGCAAGACTCCTTGATGGAGTGGGAGTCTGGTTCAGTAGATGATATACTGGCGCAGACAGATGAATCAGGCGGGTTAAAGCTGAACGTGTTCGGCCAAACCCAGAGGAACATACGAGGTGCTAGAGGTGGTGACTGTATCGCTGTGGCTGCTCCTGTGGATGCTGGTAAAACTAGTCTCCTCGCTAGTATTGTTGTGGGTTTTGCTGAGCAGATGCAGCAACAGCCCGAGGTCTACGGAAGCCGCCCAATACTATGGCTGGTCAACGAATCCCTTGCGGCTCGCACTGTGCCGCGTATTTACCAAGCTGCAACGCACTGGACTCTACAGGAGATTCGAGAGCAGCATCAGCACGGTAAGTTTGCCCCGGCCTACCTTAACAAGGTGGGTGCGTATGACCGTATTCGCGTTAAGAATGCGCACAGTCTCACTATGGCACAGATTGCAACCCTGATTGAGGAGATGAACCCTGCGGTGCTGGTCATCGACATGGTTGCAAACGTCCGGGGAGGAACCATGGAGACTGAGCACCAGAACCTGGAGGCGAAGTGGCAGGAGCTGCGCGTGCTTGGCTGTGAGCACGACTGCGTAATGCTCGGCACCATGCAGTTGTCTGCGGAGGGGTATGACATGCTGTACCCACCGCTGACCGCTATGAAGCAAAGCAAGATTGGCGTGCAGGGTGCGCTGGACTTAGCCCTGATGATGGGCCGGTTAGACCCGAGCACTAGGCCAGAGATGGTGAACGTACGCGGCATCAGTACACCTAAGAACAAGATGGGCTTGTCTGGGTGCGAGTCGTACCTGCAATTCCAAGTGGACTTTCAGGGTGGGCGTTGTAAATTTGACGAAGGGGTAAGTGCTCATGGCTAACAAATTTAAAGTAGGTGACTTCGTGGTACGTACTGCTGACAACTGGGGGGTTGGTGCGCAAAGGCGACGTGTGGCAGGTCAGTGAGGTGGGGGGTATTCGGTAGCGGTATCAAACTCAAGGGTGATGCAGAGTGTACGTACGACCCGGCTAATTTCAGGTTGGCATATGACGGGGAACTATGCTCGGTCGTCGGTATGAGCTGGGACTATGCGGAAGCACAGCGCCTACAGGACATTGCTAAGGCCGCAGTCAAAGCGTATAACGATTACGTCGGGCGTAAACCTGAAACGGTGTTCTTGAAGCTGGCTGATTACTAGGTACTTTTACAGGGCATCTCAGGGTGCCCTGTGTAGGTACATAGTGCGGAGGTTGTATGTTACGAGCAAAAGATTTAACCATCGAGGATGCCCAGGTTATTGGGTGGTACAGGGGCAAGCCCAGCTACATAGACCTGGCTAGGCTGACAGCATTTCACCTGGAGAGCTCGCACCTGATTGCTCTCCGGGCCATCGACAAAGCGCGGAGGGCTTGATGGAAGATTGCATTGACCACGGCCAATTGGGCGGGGTTGGCGGGTACGGAAGAGTGCGCATGGGTGGCCGGGTTACTGGTGCCCACCGCAGAGCTTATTGTGAGGCTAACGGTGTTTCGTTGGACGATATAAAGGGGAAGGTTGTGCGCCACCTTTGCGACAACCCACGGTGCATTAATGCGGAGCATCTCGCCTTAGGCACCGCAAGCGACAACATGCAAGACCGCAACCGCGGAGTTAATAATCTGCTTGGAGAAAGGAACCCATCAGCCAAGTTAACAGCCTCGGATGTTGTGGCGATTAGGGCGGCATATAAATCAGGAGAGACTCAAGTATCTATAGCGCGCCGCCTGGGTTTACGTCAGGGCTACATCTCAAAAATTATAACGGGGAGAATCTGGAATGAGCAGCAGCATTCTAATCACAGATTATGAAACAGAAAATCATCCATACTATGGAGGGGTAGCTTCCCCATACTGTCCTGACAATTACATCGTAGAATCCGCTTGGCGTATTGACCGCACAAATGATGATGGTACGGTCAACGTCGGGGACGTTGGGAGCGTTCGCTACAATAGTCGTGAACAGTTCCTCGCTGCACCACCCTCTGAGTGGCTACCGATACCAAGCGATTGCTGGTTAATAGTGGCCCATAACGCGGCTTACGAAATCAGTTGGTTTTTATCCTTTGCCCGTAAAGAATTTGAGGACTTCTTAAAGAGGGGTGGGCGTGTCTTTGACACAATGCACGGAGAGTACATTGCCACGGACTTCCAGAGTATGTATCCGAGCTTGGATGAGACGGCTCCTAAGTATGGTGGTACGCACAAGGTAGACGGGGTAAAGATTCTGTGGGAACAGGGTGTGCTCACCTCGCAGATTGACCCGATGCTATTGCATGACTACCTGGTGAACGGGGATATCCCGAACACCGCGCTGTGCTTCTACGGCCAGTGTGCTATCTTTGCTGAGCGCGGGCAGATGCAAATGGTCTGGGAGCGTATGGACGCTGTGCTGGCCTGGGCCTACTGTGAGTTCTTCGGATTGTATGTGAACATGCCGGTAGCCCGGGCGAACCAGGCGGAGCAGGAGCAGCGCATTCAGGAGCTGAAAGAGGAGCTGGGTAAGTACCTGCCGGAACTGCCGGAGACGTTCGAGTTCAACTGGGGTAGTAACTTCCATATGTCAGCGCTGGTATACGGCGGACCTATCCGGTACAAGCGCAAGGTCCCGTATGACCCGCCGCAGTATGTAAAAGCCGACTATTATAAGCTCAATAACGGAGAGCTTATAGAGGTAGATGATTGGGACATAGAGGCGTTGGATACTCGGCTAGTGCAGGAGGGCCTGTACCGCGAGGTTTATAGGGCAGGTAAGAACAAGGGTCGGCCTAAAGTCTTCCGCGCCGACACCGAGGAGGAGAAGCTTAAGTGGGACGACGCTATCTACACCTTCCCGGGCATCGTCAAGATAGCAGAGTTGCCAGAGCACATCCGGGAGAAGTACAGCGACCGTGGCGAGTTCAGAGGGGCCCAGACACTACCCGACGGCAGTCCGATATACAGTACCAGCGGGGACGCCATGAACGGCCTGGCGGCCCAGGGGCACGCCTTCGCTAAGTTGGTGAACGAGCTGGCCGGGTTAGAGAAAGACACCGGCACCTACTACCTACGCACGGAGTACAACAAAGATGGCTCAGTCAAGAAAGTGTCCGGAATGCTCCAGTACGTTATCCCTCAGTCAGGAGACGGGAGCGGCATTATCCATCACAGACTCAACACTTGCAGCACTGTCACTGGACGTCTCTCTGCTTCTAACCCAAATCTCCAGAACCTCCCACGAGACGGCACGAGTCGAGTTAAACAAATGTTTACTAGCCGTTTCGGCGACGAGGGGCGGATTACAGAAGTCGACTACTCGGCTCTTGAAGTTGTTATGTCCTGTGTGCACACCGGGGACCTCAAGCTCCTAGGTCTGCTGCTGGATGGTACGGACATGCACTGTTACCGGTTAGCCTTTAAGGAGGGCAAGACCTATGATGAAGTGTACCACCTCTGTCACTCGGATGAGGTTCCGGTTGAGGTCCATAAACTTTGGAAAGCCATGCGTACCGAGATTAAACCTCCTAGCTTTGCTGCTCAGTACGGCGCTACGGCTAAAGGTATCGCATTCGCTACCGGATGTACCGTGGAGTATGCCCAGTCATTCCTTGATAATGAAGCCGCACTATTCCCTACCACCATTGGCTTTCGTGATGTAGTCCGGGAGGAAGTAGAGCGGACCGGGGCAGAGGGGCCAATGTACCGAGAACAGGGTGATGATGGGCAGTGGAGACTGTACCGCATCGGGCACTGGCGTAGCCCCGCCGGTACACGCTACAGCTTCCGTCAGAAGCTGCAATGGAAAGCCCCGCCGGGAGGTGGCCGCAAGGTTCAGGTAATGGACTACAAGGGCACAGAGATTGCAAACTACTGGTGCCAGGGGGAGGCGTTCTTCCTGATGCTGGTGGCCGCCGGGCAGGTTATGCGGGCAATGGTGCAGCGCGACTGGTTCGATGGGCAGGTGTGTCTGATTACGAACGTGCACGATGCGTTGTATCTGGACAGCGCCAATCCGGAGGTAGGCCGGGAAGCGAGCCTGTTGGTTAAGCAGTGTATGGAGGATGCGCCTAAACGTATCCATGCCCTGTGGCCGGACTACGGCATCATTGGGCAGGTCCCGTTCCCGGCGGAAGCTGAGATGGGTTTGAGCATGTACAGTAAGGAGAAGATTCAATGAGCAATAAATCAAACGGTATTGGCCTGGCTAGTGTACTCGGCGTAGTGTTCGTGACCCTGAAACTGTGCGGGGTTATCAACTGGTCCTGGGTGTGGGTGCTTGCACCCTGGTGGCTCCCCCTGGTATTAGCTGTATCGCTCATGGCTAGCCTGGGCGCTGTATGGGCTGTACTGTACAGCATAAAACATCTAATGAGGAATACTAAGTGAGCGAGATTAAAGTGGGTGACAAAGTTAAGATAATCCGGCACAAAGACTATCCTAATGAAATTTGGGACAAGGGTCACTTTGCTATCGGTAGCGTCCATACGGTTAAAGGCATAGACCTACACGACCACCTAGGAGTGTATCTCCGGGATGAAGAGGGGGATGATTATCTGATTCTCTGGGCAGAGATTGAGAAGGTACAGTGAGTGTAGGTTTACCCCGGGCGGCACAGGGTGTTAGGGTATCACACAAAACGAGGTGGGTCAATGAATTCTTTTAAAGTATTTGCATTGCGTGTCCAAGTTTACATCCTGGCCGCAGTTTCTATCATTATCTTCATGGCACTGTTGACATACGCTTGAATCTGTGAAACAGGCCCTAATAGAATTCCACGGTATAGTACGACACAGGAGAACTACCTTGGCAAAGACCAGTCTAATTAAGTTGTGGACCAAAGAGCAGCACCAGGCAATCCTGGGTCGCTATTTAAACAATGAACGGGCAGCAGAAGAGTACAACAGCACCTACGTTGTACACGGCTGCGGCAACCCGGTATCCAGGCAGCTGGTGCGCTACTGGCGCAGCATCTTCATCGACAATGGCGGCAGCAAAGCGAAGGCTAATCATGGCTTACAAGAAGCGCGCAAACTCATTCAGCCAAGTCCCACTGATGATATTGGAGCTACTCTGGTTCCTGATGTTTGTCATCGGATTCTCGTCGTTGGGGATTTGCATGCTCCTTATACCCACGCTGATGCTCTTGAGTTTCTAAAGTCCGTCCGGGATGAATACTGCCCGGACATGGTTATTCAGGTGGGTGACGAAACGGACGGACACGCAATCAGCTTCCATGACTCCGACCCGAACCTGGACAGCGCCGGGGTGGAGCTGGAGAAGGCTAAGGTAATTCTGGAGGACGTGCATGCGCTCTTCCCGAATCTACTCGTGTGCGACTCAAATCACGGGAGTCTTGTGTATCGTCGCGCCAAGGCTCACGGTCTACCGGTACAATTCATCAAGAAGTACCGGGATATTCTGTTTCCTGAGCACGGGGCACCGTCATGGAGTTGGGCGGATGCGTGGGTGCTCAACACGCCTCTTGGTCCGGTACGCTTCCAGCACCAAGTGTCAGGCGACTTTATGCTTAATGCGTCGCATGAGCGGACCAGTCTGGTTCTTGGTCACGAGCACGGGCGATTCGAGGTACAGTACGCCGCTTCCAGCACCGCGCTGTATTTTGGCGCTTACGCAGGGTGCCTTATTGACCGCAAATCGCTTGCATTCGCATACGGTAAGTTAACCCGTAAGAAACCAATCCTGGGCGTGATGGTTATCACTGAGGGTTGTCCACAATTAATTCCCATGCTACTCGACGATTCCGGTAGGTGGGTTGGGAGGGCTAAGTAATGGCGACGTATCAAGTTAAAGAAGAGTACCGCGAGGTGGTAACGGGTATCCGCACCTACACCGTGGAGGCCAACTCTACGGAGGAGGCCTGGAATAAGGTGGACAGCGGGGATGTAACACCGGACTCGGAGACCAAAGAGTACAAGGATTCTGACTACAGTATGATTAGCGCATTCATAGTAGTGCCCTAATCCGTTGCGCTCTGCATCTGCACGTAAATTTTATTTAATCTAAACGAGGACGTAATTATATGACTACTGCTTTTAACCCACTGGCTAACCTTGGTTCCCTGGTAGACGCTGCTATCGCCACTCAGTCTGTGGATATGACCCAGACCGGGGCAGGTGGCTTCGAGGATGTGCTGCTGCCGAAAGGTGAATACTACGGCCACTTTGTTGAGTACGTAGAGTACGGTAAGCGTATTCCGACCAACAAGGGTAAGCCGACTGGTAAACCGGCAGTGCTGAATACCCGCGTATGCTTCATTGTATACGGCCCTGACGGTGTTAAGAAGCGCATTCGCTCCTGGTATTTGCCAGTGTTCAACTCTGAGCGCGCCAACTTCAAGAAGCTGTTTGACCGCCTGAACTGCGGTGGGGACATTCAACATGCCGCGCAGAAACTGGGTACGGCCTGGGTTATCCCGGTGGACCAGCATACTTCTGCAACTGGCAATACCATCAATATCATCGACTACGCAACCATCCGACCGCTGCCGAAATTTGACCCGAACACCGGACAGCCTATCGCTATCCCGGACCTGGACCCGGAGGACGTACGTATCTTCCTGTGGAACAATCCGACTAAGGAGACCTGGGATAGCCTCTTCATTGACGGTAAGAAGGATGACGGCACCAGCAAGAACTTCATTCAGGAAGATATCATGAAGGCTGTGGACTTCGAAGGTTCACCGTTGCAGCAGATGCTGACCGGGGGTATCCCATCACCGGAAAGTATGGCACCGGTGGCACCCGCAGCACAGGTAGCTCCGACGGCTCCAGCAGCTCCGGTCAGCCCGGTGGCCCCGGCTGCGCCTGCCGCACCAGTGGCACCACAGGCTCCGCAAGCCCCGGCAGCACCGACTGCCTGAACTCCTGACGACTACTGGTCTGATGATTGCCCCTTCTAATTAAAGGGCCCCACGGGGTCCCTGGAGATTATATGAACCTGATTAAGATTTTAGTTAAGCTGCTGGACAAAGCCTACCATGCGGAAGCCCGTAAACATCAGAGGGCAGCAGATAAGCACGCTGCCGATTCCCAACGCCACCACCAGGCGGCGGAGCAACTGCGTGCACAAGCAGCTGCCGCTGTAGGTGCCGGGGTTTCCAGCGCGCGTAGCTCTGAGCTCGCGTATAATCGGGCCAAGAAGATCCAGGCCAAAGCCGCCCAAGTATCCCAGTTCTTCACTGTGTAAGGAGTAATAATGACTGATAAACTACTGCATGCATACCTCCGGGTAGCCGAGGCTATTGGTAATTATGTAGCCATGAACAGGGAGGTGGCCGGAGTAAAGGTGGCGCTATATGACCTGGCTGCTCTGTACGGCATTGACCTGGCTGCGTACGAGAAAGAAATCCTGGAGCGCAACGATATCCCGGGGCAGGCGGACAGCCTACGTGGTGACCCGCTGGTAGAGGTGCGTATGACCGGCACCCTGGCGCAGGGCCTGGCAGATATCGCCAGCTGTGTCTATGACCCGGAGACAGGTCTGCAAATGGCCGAAATTACCGGGCAAGTTCTGGGCACTGTATTAATTATTCAGGAGTATGAGAATGCGCTCTAAACTATCTATTCTTTTTGCTGCTCCAGCAGGGCTGCTTATGGCCACCGGTATTGTTCTACTGGGCCTGGGCGGCCTGATTGCTGGGCAAGGTTTCTTACGCCCCACTCGTATCCTTTCAGAAGAATTCCGAGATGCCTTGGTCACAGCCAAGGCGCGCCTCCTGGCGAGTAGGCGCAAATGATTATCCGGGGGCTGGACCTAGCGAATCTGGGGGAACAGCTAGCCCCCGCCAACCCCGGTAAGGTATTGCTGCTGGACGGGGACTTCCTGGTGTACAAGGCAGCGGCAACTGTCAAGACCCTGCCTACCGCTATCCGGCGCTTCTACCAGCTGGTGCTGGAGGAGATGTTTCTGGTTGGGGTGCAAGAGTGCTTCGTGTATCTGACTCCCACTGGGTGTGCTAAGTGCAACCGCTGGCATCTGCCGACGGTGAAGCCCTACCAGGGACAGCGGGCTAATCGCGTGGAGCTGCCCCTTAAGGGACCTCTGAAAACGCACCTATTGAATAACCCGGACGAGTACAGCAGCCAGAATATTCAGGTAGTCGGGAGCATGTTCTATGAAGCTGATGACCTGATAGTAATGGACTCCTACGCTTTCAAGGAGCGCTGCATCGTTAGCTCCGGGGATAAGGACCTATGGTTAAGTCCCTGGGCCAGGATGAATGCGGAGACCGGAGAGGTCTGGGCACCGCTGGAGGACTCCTACGGCTGGATTGAGTGGGATGAGACCAAGGCTATGCCTGTGCGTGGGCACGGTCTGAAGTTCTTCTGGTGGCAAATGCTGGCTGGGGATGAGGCAGATAACATCAAAGGCATCCGTACGCTGCATGGGCGGCTCTGTGGCAAGGCTACGGCCTTCCAGGCTATCAACCCTATGGCTACAGCGGACGAGGCCGCAGAGCTCGTTATAGGAGCTTACGCAGCAATCAATCAAGACCCCTTAGCTGAGGCTGAGGCACTGTTTCTGAGACGGCATGAGCGGGACTCTGGTTATGAGTACATTATGTCGGTGCTGGCTAATCCTGCTTACAGGGACTGGCTCACCAGTCTCAGGGATTATCACACACAGCACATTCAGTATGTGCAGGAGCTTTCGCTTTATGGCATCGAAGAAACGTAGTGCAAAGGAGCTGCGGCTCCTGGCCCTGGAACTCTACTTTACGGAGAAGCATGATGAACTCGAATTGGTTATGTCTGAAATGGCTGAACGGTTCCCAAGAACACATCGAAGCACGGTTAAAGAGCTGGATTCTATCATTCACGAACAACATGACCTGGATTGCGTAGGGGAGATTAAACTATGCTGATTAAGCACGGCGACACCTATCGAGTAGATATTGTACGTCCTTACATAGCAAAACCTAATGCACCTGGAATCTCCTATGCAGGTGACTTTCCTTACTGGTGGCCGCACTCCTGGTCTGTAAACTATGGCGGATATGTACTCTTCTTTGCAGCCAAACCTACGCGTAAGCAAATTCGTAAGATGGTGAGATGGGTGCGGGACAGTTTACCATATGATAAACATCCGGAGGATGCGCCGTGGCATTAAGGAAGGTTACCCGGGGTCAAATCCGGGCCGTAGCAATGCGCCTGGCAAAGGAGCAGGGTGGGGTGTGCCCCCTCTGCTTTGAGCCTTTGGACTTCTCAATCAAGGGGGTGACTGGTGATTCAGTTGTCGTCGACCACTGCCATATCACGGGCAGAATCCGAGGTGCTCTGCACCGCTCATGTAATGGCGGGGAGGGTAAAGTGGCCTCCGCCGCTGGGCGGTGGGTGGTGGGTAGTATGCAGTCTACTGCTGCTATTGCTACTGCGCTACGTCGTATCGCTGACTACCTAGACAAGGAACCGTCGGACCTGGTATACTATACGCATAAAACGCCGGAAGAAGCTGCTGCCGCATTGAAGATGCGCGCGCGCCGCCGCCGAGTCCAACGTAAGGCAAGAGAGGTTATCAAGAGTGTTCAATAAACCTATCATAGTATTTGACCTGGATGGTACGCTGGCAGACGGGCGTCATCGCCTGCATCTTCTGCCAAAGAAGGATTACCACCTTACCGAATCCTGGACGGAGTTTAATCTCGCTGCGGTGGATGACCTCCCTATTAGGGATAACATCGTGCTTTGTAATGCACTGTACCAGCATTACTACATCATTATCCTAACCGGTCGCAGCGATGTTGCTGGGCAAGTTACTCGCCAGTGGCTGCAAAAACACGGTGTGATGTATAGTGAGTTGATTATGCGTAAGCAGACGGATAATCGGAAGGATGTACAGATTAAAGAGGAAGAGCTGCGTAGAATTGGATTAGACCAGATTCTGTGCTGCTTCGACGACTTACCGCACGTAGCCTATCACATGCGTGGCCTGGGACTGACCTGTCATCTGGTCACCCACTACGAAGAGCTGCGTACTGACCTAGTGTCACATGGAGAAGATAAATGAAAGCTATCTGTATAGAGCCAGTTCGCAATCTCACCAAAGGTGCGGTGTATGATATCCGTCCTGTAGATGCAACGTATGTAAAATTAATTATGGATGATGGCTCAGAGAGAGAGTTGTTTGCCCGCCGCTTCCAACCTTTCACTGAGGCGGTAGCGTCTCCGCAGCCAGATCTGAAGTACGACCAAGGCAAACCTCGCATGTCCTTGCTGTTAAGTGGCTGCCCGCTGGCCCTGGAGGCGGTGGGGCAGGTGCTGACCTTCGGCGCGCAGAAGTACGAGGCCCATTCCTGGCAGACGGTGGACAACGGACGGGAGCGCTACGAGAGCGCACTCATGCGGCATCTGCTCGCTATCGGTAAAGGTGAGGACAGAGATAGTGAATCCGGCCTGCATCACCTGGCGCACGCCGCCTGCAATGCCCTGTTTATTCTGGAACTTGAACTTCGTAAGCAGCAAGCAAAACAATAACTATTTGATATAATGGGAGAATATGCGCCTATGACTAGCGCCCCGCTGTTCACTTATCAGTTCCACGGCACTGACGTTACAGAAGCACAGGTACAGCGCCAGGCTCAGCTGGAGCAGGACTACCGCACCCGCGGCCTTGACCGCTCCCGGAGACTGGTACGCGAAGCTATTGAGTCCGGCAGAGTATCGACGCTACCGGCGGCACAGCGTCTGATTGCTGCCGCTTATGATACGGTAGCGCTCCAGCTGGATCGTATCAAAGCAGAGAAGGCCCCGGGGGTCGGTGGCCGCTACCGCGCGCTGCTTCGACAGGTGCCGACCACGGTGCTTGCCGCGCTGTCCCTGACTAAGTGCATTGACCTCATGGCGTGTGGGAACGGGCACAGCACCAACAGCTCTGCGCAGTCGGTTATGTCCGCACTGGGCCGACTGGTGGAATCTGAGCTGCTGAGCATTCAGCTGAAGGCCGTGGCTCCGGCGTACATGAACAGGGTGCACGAGTATCTGAAAGAGCGCCACACTAAGAACTCGTCGCATATTCTCCAGACCTACCGGGCGTCAGCAGAGAACGTACACTTCAACCACGAGAACTGGAGCAATGCCCAGTGCATCTCCGTTGGCCGGTTGCTGATGCAGGCAGTATACAGCACTGGCATGTTCCAGTGGCGCAAGGGTTCTGATGCTAGCCAGCTTACGTACCTGGAACCCTCTGAGGAGGTGCAGGGGGTGCTAACGGACCTGGTACAGAATGCAGACTCAGTGACATACAAGCCGCCGATGCTGGTGCCGCCGCTGGCGCATGAGACAATCTTCTCTGGCGGGTACATTACGGACATTGACCGGCGCGGTACTTACAAGAACACCCAAATAACGCGCAGGCAGCTCCGTGACGTGGCGAACAGCTTCAAGGAAGCCCAGGGTATTAAAGACGCTCTGAACCGCGCACAGAGCGTCCCATACCGTATAAACAAGGGTATGCTGGAACTGGTGCGAGAGGCTCAGCGCCTCGGGGTGGCTGTAGGTATGCCCAGCACTAACCCAGCACCGAAGCCGCAGTGGTATCTGGACGGGGTGCCAAAGGAGACCTACAGTGAGCGCCAGCTTGACGACTTCAATGAGTGGAAGCTCATGATGCGCGAGTGGTACAACGAGGACCGTACCCGTATCAGCCAGCTCCGCCAAGTGGCCCGTACCCTGCAAATGTCTGAGGAGTTTAAAGATGAGCCAGCCCTGTACTTCCCGACCTGTGTGGACTGGCGATATCGCGTCTACTTCAAATCCTCCCTGCATCCCCAGGGTTCTGATTTGCAGAAAGCCCTGCTGTGTTTTGGGCGCGGAAAGGCCCTTGGCGCACGCGGGTTATTCTGGCTTAAGGTACACGTCGCTACATGCTTTGGTTATGACAAAGCCTTATTCGAGCAGCGTGCAGCTTGGGCTGATGCAAACTATGCAATCATTGAACAGGTTGCAGATAACCCCTTTGATTCTGAGTCTTTTAAACTTGCCGATTCGCCGTGGTGTTTCCTTGCGGCATGTATCGACCTGGTTAATGCTACCCGCTCTGGCAGCCCGGAGCAGTATGTATCGCACATCCCAGTCGCTATGGACGCTACAAACTCTGGTGGGCAGCACTTCTCCGGAATGCTCCGAGACCCGGTAGGCGGACGCTTAACGAACCTGTTCTGGGAAGGCAACGAGGAGAAGGCGGACCTGTACATGGACGTGAAGCAGCGTACAGACTCCAAGGTTATCATGGATTTAGCTAATCCAGACTTCGTGGTACAGGCGCACTACTGGATGGAGAATAGCATCACCCGTACCATGACCAAGCGCCCGAGCATGACCTACTTCTACAGCGCCACGGTGCGCTCCTGTAGCGACTACATCGTTACCGGCGCTAAGGGGGAGGGCTATGAGGGCACGGAGGAATACAGTCTCTGGAAGCTGGCAGGTTATCTGGCCCCGCGTATGCGCAACGCTATCGAGGAGGCCAACCCGGCAGCGGCGGCAGCTATGCATTACTTGCAGCAGGTGGCCCGACGGGTCCCGGTGAAGCTGCATCTGCAATGGAAAACCCCGTTAGGTGGGCTCGTTATCAATCGTTATACCGAGTCTAAGGAGACCCGTGTCCGCATCGACAGCATGAACCTGACGTCTCTGCTGGCATACAACCGGGACTACGAAATTAATAACAGGAAGAAGGCCGCTTCCGGCATCGCTCCGAACTTTGTGCATAGTCTGGATGGTACGCATCTTATGATGGTTATCACTGCATTTAGCGGCGATATCGTGCCTATTCACGACTCGTTGGCGACACATGCTTGTGACGTTGATGAGATGCACCGGGTAATCCGTGAGCAGTTCGTGAAGCTGTATACCGAGAACGACCCTCTGCAAACCGTAGCTGATGCAGCAGTAGCAGTAGGCGCTGACCTATCAGGTATCGAAATGCCGGAACATGGCAGACTGGACCTGCGGCAAGTGCTTGATTCGCCCTTCTTTTTCTGCTAACTAAGTGGGTGGTTTTACGACCTAAAATCACCCTTTTCAAATGGTGTTACACGGTATAGTAGGGAGAACCCCCGATGACCTATTCAGTTAAACTATATAACTGGTCAACACATTCTGACTATATAAAAACCCTTATTCAAGAGTTCCATATCTATGGTCATGGTATAGAGCTAGGTATGGACCCTAGTGAACATTTAGAGAGGGTATTAAACTGGTCAGTTAACAATTCTGTTATAGTGCTATACTCTGGTGATATCCCTGTAGGTATTGTAGGGGTAGTGCCACAGCTACAGAGAGACCCGCACTTCCCGGGGTTGAGCATGCACACCAGCTTCACAGTGGTTCTACCGGGGTATCCGGGAGCTGCGCTGAAACTGTACCGGGCATTGCGAACCGTGGCTAAGTTAAATGGAGCTGACTGGCTATGTACCAGCAAGCGCACTGATAACCTAACTTACACGTTAAGAGGACACCCACTATGAGTGGAGTTAAAAACATTCTGAGCGACGCCACTGACCTGGTAGGGCTCACTAACACAGACGCCCTGGAGGCTCAGCAGAAGGCTGCTAAAGAGCAGCAGCGCGCTATGGAGAACGAAGCTGCCCTGCAAGCTAACGGCGCAGCAGACAATATTACATCGGTAAGCTCAGGTGGCGCTGCATCAGCATCCTCTGATGCAATCACCGCATCCCAGAAGAAGCGCCGCGCTGGTAGCATGAGCAACGTGCTGGGCATCTAAGGAGATACAATGCAAGGGCAGCAGAAAGAATCACTGGAGTCCCTGTTTACTAAGGACTCGGACCCGACTGTATTAGACGCTGCCGAGCAATTTGCCCAGTGGACACTACCTACAGTGCTCACCCGGGATATCTCCGGAATGGACGGTAAGCGCACCTCCCTGCACCGCGACTATCAGAGTACGGGTGCGGTACTGGTGAACTCGGCATCGACCAAAGTTACTAATGCACTGTTCCCACAAGGAGCCCCGTTCTTCCGGTTCGTGGACTCGCCAGACATGGCTGCTGCGGTAGCAGAGCTAGGTATCAATGGCACCGTGCAGTCACAGCAATCACAAATTGAGTTATCAGCATCCAGCCTGGTGTTCTCTCGGGATAACTACGCCGCATCTCTCCGTGCCGTGAAATTACTCATGGTGACCGGGAATGCGTTGGAGTATTTCGACGAGGGCACCGGGCGTTCTCACATTTACAGTGTCCGAGAATACACGGTCCGCCGGGATGGTTCCGGGAATATCCTCCGGGTTGTGCTCAAAGAGCGCATCGCGGCTATGGACTTACCACAAGAGTTCCGGAGTGCACACCTGGGTCAGAAAGATGACTACGACGACGTAACGCTGTACACTGGTATCTGTCTTGAAGATAACAAGTTCAAGATTTACCAGGAGGTGCAGCAGCAGCAGATTGGTGATGCCAGTACCTACCCCATTGACGAGTGCCCGTATACGGTGCTTGTGTGGAATCTGGTCAACGGAGAGCATTACGGTCGCGGCCTGGTTGAGGATTACGCGGGTGACTTTGCACGCTTGTCTGTGCTGAGCCAGGCCCTGACCTTGTACGAGGTTGAGGCTGCGCGGCTGTACAACGCTGTGAGCGCAGGGGCGGGCATTGATGTAGACGCGGCACAGGCTGCTGAGACCGGCGATTATGTGCAGACCAGCGCAGCGCCGGGAACTAACCCGGGTATCTGGGCGGTTGAGAATGGTTCCGATAGGAAGATTATGTCTCTCCAGAGCGAAATCAGTATGATTGAGCAAAAGCTGGCGCGCGCATTCATGTACGCCGGGAACACTCGCCAAGGCGAGCGTGTTACAGCTTATGAGATTCGTACTAATGCTCAAGAGGCTCAGAACTCTCTTGGAGATGCGTACAGCATCCTGAGTGACCACTGGCTGCGTAAGCGCGCTTATCTGTACACCGTGTACCAGTACCCTCCGATGCGTGCTATGTTTACACTTGGGGCTACCACCATTCAGATTCTGGTGGGTACAGCCTCGTTGAACAAGGCGGCGCAGGCAGACAGGTTACTGGAAGCGTCACAGAGTATTCAGCTTGTACTGCCAGTGCTGCAAGGGGCTACGAAGCGCACCAATCCGGACGCGGTCGTAGACTTTATTCTGGATGCATTCGGCGTAGTGAGCAGCAAGCTCATGTACACCGAGGAGCAGCTTAAGCAGATTCAGGACCAGCAGGACCAGCAGCAGGCGGACCAGCAACGTAATCTGGAATTGGCACAGGCCAACCCAGAAGTCGCCGGGCAGCAGCTCGGTTTAATTCCATCATAAGAGGTGAGTTTTGGATAATACCAATACAGACATTACACACGTAGAGAACAGCGGCGGTCCGGTTATCCCTGGTGCAGGGAAACCGCCCGCTCAAGCATCTAATCCGCAGTCTGTTCCTACGGATGCACCTGTCCCCGGTGACGCGAAGAACCCGCAAACCGGTGCACAGGGTCTGGATATTGAGGCACTAGCCGCCGCCCTTAAGGGCAAGACCGGCACTGAGGCTGCACCCGCCGCTAGCACACAAGAACTGGCCCAGACGGGCAACCCCGCTATTGATGCGGGCGTAGCTATGCTCACCAAAGTATCCGGTCTTAATGACGGGGATATGCAGCGAGCGATTGGCAAAGCAATTGAGTACGGTGATAAGAACCTGATTGACAAGGCCTTTATCAAAGAGCGTTTCGGTGAGCATGCTGCGTATGCAGAGTTGCTTGCGGAGGCGTATCTCGATGATCAAGTAGGCCAGGCACAGCGGGCAGTAACTGCTGCTTACGACGTAGCCGGGGGTAAAGAGAGCTGGGATGTAGCTGCACAGGTATTCAAGGGCAAAGCCCCCGAGCACCTCCAGGCCGCTGCTCGCGCTCTCGCTAACTCTGGTGACCTCGCAGGCGCAGCTAAACTGGTTGTTGAAACCTGTCAGAGCATGGGCTTAATCCCAAATGTGAATCCACAGCTTAAAGGCGGTGCCGGTAACTATGGCGCGCTCTCAGCTGAGGCATTCTCGAAGGAGTACCAAGCTCTCCGCAAGGAGGCTGGAAATCGTAGTCTTGAATCTCATCAGTTCAAGCAACGATACGACAACCTGTTACAACGCCGTGCCGCTGGTAAGCGTCAGGGTATCTAATCTTAAATAAGGAAATAGTAAATGGCTAATACAGATTACGCTGGCAACCTCACTCGTCCGCACTGGGGTGGTGCTGCCTCCGACGTAGATATCCATCTGGAAGTCTACCAGAATGAAGTGGATACCCGCTTCCAGTACCAGGCGATGTTCCTGGGTCTCAGCTCTCAGCGCTCCGTGGCTGACCGCTCCAACACCTACCGTATTGACCGCCTGAACACCTCTTCAGTGAAAGGCCGTACCTCTGGCGTGGCGCTGGAACCGACCCCGGTACGCAACGACAAGATGCTGATCGTCGTGGATACGGTGCTGTACATCCGTAACCCAATCGACTACCAGGATGACTGGACTGCTCCGGACTTCCTGACCGAGATGGGCCAGAACAACGGCTCTGAGTTCGCGGAGGTGTTTGACCAGGCGCACCTGATTCAGCTCATCAAGGGCCGTTCCTGGGTTGCCCCGGCGCACCTGAAACCTGCGTTCTCCGACGGTATCGAAATCGAAGCGACTATCGACTCCGATGTGACTACTCAGGCAGGTATGGAAGCTAACGCTATCGCCATCAACCAGGCTCACAAGGCTGGTATCGACGAGCTGATTAAGCGTAAGGTTCCGCTGAACGACATGATCACTCTGGTCAGCACCGAGATTTATTCTCTGCTGCTGGAGCATCCGAAGCTGTTCAACAAGGACTGGGGTGATGCTAACGCCAACGGCTACAAAGAGCGTCGTGCTGTGCTCATGAACGGTATTCCGGTCGTCGAGTGCACCGAGTTCCCGGACGCAGGTACGCACCCACTGGGTAGCGCCTACACCGTGACCGCCGACGATGCCAAGTGCCGTATGGTGACTTTCAGCAAGTCCCGTACCCTGGTTACCGTAGAGGCGAAACCGTTCACCTCCCGCATCTGGGACGATGAGCAGAACTTCGCGAACGTGCTGGACTGCTACGCGATGTACCAGGTCGGGGAACGCCGTCCGGATACCGCCGCTGTAGTTAAGTTCAACGAAGCACCATAATAGGAGGCCCCGTGGCATTACTAAAATCCTTCGGGGCTGACGTTCTGGCTGCTAACGTAGCCAAACGCCAAGCCTATCATGACGTGCGTCTGGGTATTGCCCAGATGGACAATGGTGAGCCGGTAGTACCGGGTAAGCAGAGCAAGAGCAAACGCGCTCAGAAAGCTAGTAAGAGCCCGGCTACTGAGAAAGTACCTGATAAGGTAATCGAAGTACCTGAGGAAGATATCAAGCCGGATGAGTCGGCTAAGGATATTGAAGTAGACAAGAACCCGGAACCGGGTAAAGCAGAGTAAACAGAGGCCCTGTCCATTCGTTTGGGCGGGGCCTTTTTTTTTTGGCTCCTGATTTATGGGCCTTTCGGACCTATAACTGAGGAACTAAAATGAGATTGACAGATGCCGTAAACGTGACTCTGGAGGCCCTTGGGGAGTCCAGGATTGTAGATATTAACACCAGCAACCCCAGCGCGGGTTTAGCCCGGGCGGCTTTAGATAGAACCCGTAGAGGTGTCCTGTCTACTGGTTGGTGGTTCAACACCATCATCAGAGAGGTAACCCCGACTCCTAACCCCGGCCAAATCAAGGTACCCTGGAATCAGCTGAGTATGTATGGGTTGGATGGTACTAAGTATGGTGAGCGGGATGGGGTGTTATACAACCTGGTAGACCAGACCAAGGTGTTTAGTGATACCGTACATTTAAAAGTGGTCATCGACATAGACTTTGAGGACCTGCCCGAGCACATGGCTATGTGGGTCGCTAACGCCACTGCGGCACAAGTCTATCTAAATGACTTAGGGGCGGACGGTAACTACAAGAGTCTGCTTGGTATTGCAGCCGAGTATGAAGCTATGAATATGCGGGAGCATTTACGCAACCAGCGTTATAGCACATCTAGAACGCACGCCGCACGCAAGATACGTAGCGGCTTCTTTAGATAAGGGGACCCAATGGCTCAGACTTTCGAAGGGACCTTGCAGAGTCTGCTGCAAGGGGTTTCCCAGCAAATCCCGCGGGAGCGTCAACCTGGGCAGCTGGGCGCACAGCAGAACATGCTCAGTGACCCGGTGACAGGATTACGCAGACGCCCACCATTGCACCTGGCTGCACAGACGCTTATGGAGAATCCAGTGAGTCCGGATGCCCTGTTCAGCACGTACATAGAACGAGGCACTGACGGGCGGCACCTGCTGATTAATACAGAGGCAGGTATCTGGCAAATACTAAGCAAGGATGCAACCACGCTCATCCGGTCTGGACAAGCAGACTACCTCAAGGCCAGTATCGGTGCTACCAGTATTCAGACGGCAAGTATTGCGGGCCTAACTTACATCCTCAACACAGAGCAGACACCAGTAGCGCACGTAGATAACACTGGAAAGTTAAACCCTGCAAACACGGGTTTCTTTTACATAGTCGCCAGTTCCTTTAGTAAACGATGGACTATCACGGTTCAATCAAATGAAGGCACCTGGACTGCTGTGCACGACGTGGGTGCGTCCTCGGACGACGGGGCTGTACCTGCTGCGACTGCCTCCGCTGTTATAAACTCTTTGAAGACGAATCTTCTGGCTGCGGGAATGCCCAGCGACAAGGTTGATACGTTCGGAAGTTATATGTTCATCAAGGGGCTGACTAACGTAGTAGTGTCTTCTGATGCTGGTACTACTTATGCCAGATGGTCCAACCAGAGCCGTGTGGATGAGGAGTCGGACCTGCCTGCGCAGTTGCCCGCTAGTGCCAACGGCTGCATGTGCCGTGTAGGTGCCGCCAGTACCAGCGCTACGTGGTATCGTTTTGACTATGCTACGCGCCAATGGAATGAGGACTCTGCTTATAGCAGTATCACGAAGATTACGAACATGCCTCTGGAGTTTGCGGCAGATGACCAGATAATCCCCAGGGATTTTGAGGGACGGTTAGCTGGTGACGACGAGAATAACGAGGACCCGGGTTTTGTTGAGAATGGCTACATCACTGGTATAGCGGCATTCCAGGGCCGCCTGGTGCTGCTTTCGGGCAGCCGGGTGAGTATGTCTGCATCTGGGCTCTATCAGCGATTCTACCGCAGTACAGTGGTGAATCTGCTGGACACGGACCGTATAGACATCGGCGCTGCTTCCGCTCAAGATTCCGTCTTCCGTGCCGCACTTCAATTTAACCGAGACCTGGTGGTGTTCGGCGATAGTATGCAGGCGGTGATTGCAGGAAATGCCGTGCTTACGCCTACTAACGCCAGCATAGCACTAACCTCCGAGTTCTCCTGTGATAGCCGGGTTATTCCGGTAGTAACGGGACAGACGGTGCTTTACGCCAGCAGGCGCAACTCTGACTATGCCGGGCTGCTTGAGTTCATACCCTCGGCGTACACCTCATCTCAGTACGTATCGCAAGACGCTACTGTGCACTTACCCCGCTATATTCCTGGCAGGGTGATGGATATGCAGGTATCTTCCGTCACTAACGTAGCCTTCTTCCGGTATTCCGGGGAGCGCACGTCGGTGCTGGTCTATGAGTTCCTGTGGGGTGAGGACGCTAAGCGCGCGCAGGGAGCTTATCACAAGTGGGTACTCCCTTATGATGTGCTGAGCCTGCACACTCTGTCGGAGGCTGCCTACTTCTTTGTGCGTGGTCCTGGGGCGTATGTACTGGCACTGCGTGTGGACCCCCGCGAAGGCTTTGTAGCAGGTACAACCTACGAGTACCCGTTTATGGACATGGGTGCCCCAGTGACAGTGCAGGGTGGTCAGTTCACACTGCCTGAGCATCTGCGTAAAGCGGGCCTACAGGACTCTATAGCGCTAGCGTATTACACAGGAGACGACTCCGGTAGCGAGCTGGGCATTGCCAGTATCAGCAGTAACTGGGTGTGCACTACGGTTCGCGGAGTTCCTGACGGTAATTACTTGGCGGGCTATCGGTTTAAGTCGGGGACCACCCTTACTCCACCGATGCTAAAGGACCAGAATGACAACCTCATTGGGAGTGGCCACGTTCGCCTGTTAAGGCTGGATGTAGCCATGCGTAACTCTGGGGTGGTGGATGTGCTGGTAGAGGATAATGCTCGGGATGTTGATAATGACTCAGAGTACTCTGGGGTGCTTATGAACTCCAAAGAGTTAGCGCCGGAGCAACCACTTAAGGCGAGTCTGTCGAATATCATTATTCCATGCAGGACCAACACCGACACAACCGAAGTCACTCTGAGCACCTCTGGGACTCTGGAGATGAACATCATGGACGTGAGTTATATCTTGCGTTATAACCAACGTAGAAGGAGGGTTTGATATGTGGCAGTACGTAGCTTATATGGCTGCTAGAACCATCCTGGGTACTAACGCAGAGACCAAGGTAGCCAAGGCTCAGAATAAAACCGCAATGACTCAGCTGGGTAAGGAGATTAATCAGATTAACCTGGAGCGCGCTGCTTCGCGGCAACGCACCGGGCAGGCTCTGTTTAACATCCAGATTCAGGGTCAGAACGCAATGTCTCAGGTGGGCCTCCAGGCTGCTGCTAGCGGCACCGTGGGGGCCTCTGTACAAGATGCTGTTAGTACGGTACAGATAGCCACCGACCGCCAGAAAGCCGGGGCCATGACTCAGCAGGAGCAGCAGGAGGAAGGGTTCCGCCTCATGGTCAGCAAGGCCGTGGACACGGCCCACGCCTCTATGGATTGGGAGAGTGGGGCGGACAAGCTCTACAACAACATTCTACAGAATGGTATGCAGGCAGCGGGTCACTACGCAGCGCAGGGTTTGGCAGGGGATAATGCACCAGACTCAAGCAAAGCCAAGGAGCCCGGGGGTGCCTATTCCAACTATGGTTATGACCTCTGGGGTAACAAGGGGCCTGGTAATGCTGGGGCTCAATCCTGGAAGAGTTATTTAGGCAATTCCTAATGGAGGTTATATGCCTGTTCAAAATCCTGGTAGGGCGCAACTGAATGTAGGCCCTGCTACGCTTACACCATCCTCGGCTAATATGGCCGTAGGGGTAGGTGCAGCAGACCCTGTGCACAGTAAGAAAGAGCTCATCATGGGAGCCCTAGACCAGTTCTATGCAGGGTTTGACAATAAGATGAAGGAAGAGGGTGCCAAGGCAGCGGTCCGTGGTGCCCTCGACGCCACCACGGCTATGGACGCCGCTGGGGAGCGCGATGAGAACGTTAAGAAGCAGAACATCTTCTTACGCGAATCTTATGAAGATGGTTATGTATCAGCCGCCGCCAGCCAGGAGCTGGCCGACTGGAAAGTGTCCGCTCTGGACCGCTCCAAGAAGGCAGCTGAGGCCGGGCTGACGGATGAGCAGTTCCGCCAGCAGGAGCAGGGGCATGTTGCACAGCTGACCGAGAAGCTCGGTAAGTATCTTCCGGATATGCCCGAGCAGGCTGCTGTAGCAATACTGGGCCAGGTGCAGAGCAGCGCCGCTGCCAACGTGGCTGCATTCCAGAAGGGGCGCGCCGAGTACGCGCAGGTGCAGGCTGACCGCGCGCTGGATAACAACCTCTCGGCCTCTGGTCAGGAGTTCTACGCCCGGTTGAACGAGCACCAGCCAGAGGCGGCTAATGCTGCCCTGATGGGTGGTATGCAGGCCATTCTGGCTGCGGGGCACCTGGACAAGGATAAGAAGCTTGACCGGGTTAAGAACTATCTGGTGTCGGTCGCTCAGAATACCCAAGACCCTTTAATCATTGACCAGTTGCAGAAGCTGGCCTCAAATGAGCTGGGTGTAAACTCAGTGGACGTAAACAAAGCCCTGTACTCGGAGTTCCAGCGAGCCGGTAATCAGGTGGAGGCAACTGTACGCTTTAAGGTATCGGACATGCTGCAAACGCTAGACGGGGCTAGCCCTGAACAGCAGGAAGCGGGCATGCAGAACATCCGGAATGAGCTTATCAAGTGGGGCACCCTGGGCGTGCTGGCTCCTGGTACGCAGATGGATATGTGGGAAAAGGCGCAGAAGCTACGTGAGACGGCGTCTTCTAAGTACGCCCTGAAGGCTGCTATTGATGGGCACCAGCCTACCACGGTGTTGGCAGGGATGTACAAAGGGGACCTGGATAAGGCTCGTAATGCTATGCTGGCGCAGTTCCCTGATACCGCAGAGGGTAACGCTGGGCTGCTGGCTTACGCCGCATCCAGTAAGGACGCCTGGGCCGGGGAGACTGCACAGAAACGCCTGTCCGGGAATCTATCGGCTACCCTGAATACCCTGGACCAGCTGGGTGAGGATGGGCAAATCTCCCAGGAGAATCAGCTCAACATCGCCACCTGGGTACAGACCTACAACAGCAGCAACGCGCTCGGTAAGAATGCGCTGCTGGAGAAGGTGCCAGAGGACTTACGCGGAATAGTTCAGCGCGCGGCGGCACAAGGGCCTAACAACGCCAGCAATATCATGCTGGATGACATTCGACGCCTGTCTGAGAACAAAGCCTCCGGCCGCTATGCGAGCATTCCTACTAACCCTACCGACAAGATGCTGGATGCATCTGGGGCTGCCAACTGGTTTAGCTTCGGTGCCACCGCAGACGCCCAGCGCCGGGAGGCCCGGGCGGCTATGGAGGACGAGTATCGTTATCTGTACCGGAAGAATCCAGAAGCGTTGGTAGGTAAGTCTGCTGACGACATCAGCACCATGCTGGCGGGTAACATCGCCTCGCGTAAGCTGGATATAGAGGTATCGGGTAAGCCGCGGCACCTGTATCTGCCTGCTGGGACTTCCCTGGAGTCTTACATGGGCGACTACAAGGGTTCGCGTGAGCAGTTCACCACGGCCTTGCAGAACACCCTACAGGCTTCCGTAGACGCAGTCATAGACCCATCTAAGCTTGACCGGGTGGTTGTCCAGGCGGGCACTGCCGGTAACCGGGCACAGAACTTTACCGCCACCGTGTTCTCTACTGATGGGACTTTCCAGAACGTTAGTGTGGATATGGCGAAGGTACAGGACCTGGCCCAGACTGGGTACAACGAAGCTCTTGCCGGGGATATCAAGGAGGGCGAGAAGGCCGTAGGAGCTAGACCCGCTACCTTCTACGACCATGACAACGGTCGAGTAGTGCAGCTCCTGGTGGATGGTCGTAACTCGGTGAACGTAGCCCCGGACCTGTTCTCCGAGGTGTTGGCCAATACCATGCAGTTTGAGGGATATCGTTCCAAGAAGGGCAACGGCAGCGTAGGCTTTGGCCTGCACGACAACTCCGGTATGCCTGTTCCGAAGGACTTATCCCCGGAGTGGGCTGTGTCTGTGCTTAAGACCAGCATGGAAAAGCAGTACATGCCTAACGTCAAACGGCAGATGCAAGGCAACGGCATTAAGGAGACCCCGGAGGCTACAAAGCTGCTCGTGGACCTGAACTACCACGGCGGTAACGGTAGCTCCGGCCCGGTAGCCGAGGCTATGGCGCAGGTGCGTAAAGCGCGCCAGAACGCTAAGCCGGGACCTTATCAATACCCCGTATCAGAAGCAGAGACTAAACTCTGGAACACCTTGCGTCAGCAGCCTGCGTACAAGCAGGCGCAGAAGGAGCGTAAGGCCTATCTGGAGCAGAACCTCCGTGACTGGATCTTCAGCAGTAAGTTCTAATGAGTGGGGCCGTGTGGCCCCGCCTTTATCAAAACCCTTTTAGAGAGATTGCAATGGCTGAGTTTTTAAATAAAGAAGCTGACCCCCAAGAAAAGGTTTCTGCTAAAGGCGCACTTCCTACTACACCTCAGAAGACGGTTGAGTGGGATAATACCACTGACCTGGGTACAGGTGCCCTGGAACGGGCCAGCATTGCGGCGCAGGCACAAATCCCCGCTGCCACTATGGCGGACAGCTTTGCTGCTGGCGTAGGCAACAGCATCATTGCCACAGCGGTGCGTAAAGCAGATTCCCCGCAGTTCAATGCAGAGCCCGGGTTTGATGCTAAGCAGTTCACGGTTAACGACCCGAACATGAAGTACTACAAGCCCAATGGTGACGAGATTGAGTATCTGCACGACTCCGTAAGTCCAGACGATTATAACTACCGCGTAGAGCAAATGCTTGAGCAGCGTGACCGTGACCGCATCATGGGTGAGAACATTATCCCCGGCGTAGCTGGTTCTATCCTGGGTGATGCGCCGATGCTGGTTGCCCCTATGGCAGCAGGGGGTGTTGCAGGCCGCGTAGGCTTCGCTGTGCGCACCGCTATCCGCGCTGCCGACGTAGGTAGTGCAGTGTACGCCTCTGACCAGCTCGGCCAGTCTGACGCTGTTGTGGCGCTTGTAGCGGGCATGGCTGGGCTAGACCAGCTCTTTGACGTTAAGCGCGCTATGCGTGCTGTGAAGATGGTAGATGATGCCGTAGAGGTTCCGGTCACTGCACGTACAGACGCAGCCGCTGGTGTTACAGGGTATAGTAAGGAAGTAGAGGCGACTGCCCCTGCTCCTAAAGGATTTGACCCAGATGCACCAACTACCCGCGCAGCTAAGGACGTGGAGGCACCCGCCCGGGAGCCGATGGAGAGTGTACGTGCAAAGGCTTTTGACAACCCTGTGCTAGTTAAGCCTGGGCAGGCTACTCGTGCCAATATAAGCGCCAGCAGTCTCGTGGAGCATCTTAGAACGAGTCCGCATCTTCCGGCGGGTACTCGCGCTATTCTGGATTCAATCGAGGCGGCTATCCCGGATATCCGGGTGGAGCTCTCTGCTAATACCAACCAGATTAGCCGCTATACCATGCGGACGAACAGAATCACTGGCGAGACTAACGATAGCATTATCATGCGTGCTTCTAAGAATGCCAAGGGCAAGACCTGGAACACCGTAGGAGATGCACTGGACGCGCTGGATGACGACACTGCTAAAGTTGCCGTGCATGAGCTGATTCACGCCGCTACGGCGCGTGTACTGGACAGCCCGGAGGGTGCTGAGCACTTGGCCCGTCTTAACGGGTTGGCGCAGAGTATCGCGTCCCGTGGGAACTTACCAGAGTCGCTTAAGTATTATGCCCATAGTGCTCACGAGATGCTTGCGGGCTTAGCCAACAGCCCCGAGTGGGTTCAGTATCTGGCTAAGACGCCTGCCGCCGGTAATGTGTCGGCGCTGCGTAAGTTCGGTGAGTACATTATGCAGGCGCTCGGCATCAAGTCCAGAGGTAAGGCCCTGGATGAGGTACTGGACACCTTCGAAGATGTAGTGAACGCCCGCGTTAAAAGAGTAGGTGACACAAACTTCCGAAGCATTGCGCTTGGTGAAATGTCATACTATGCGCCAAACGCCCAGGGCAGCCAGCGCATGCTCGACGATATGAAGCAGAAGTTCGCAGCGAACTTTGCTCTGTACGACAACATCGCACAGGGTAACAAGGACCTGGCGGACCTGCTGGTATCAGACGGCGCTGCCGTCGGTGCCCGTAAGCCTAGTGTGGTAGACTACAAGCGCAACCTAACCCTGGAGATGGATGCAGCTGCCTCGGTTGTTGAGGACGCTGTGGTATCTGCTATGGCTAACCGTGGGGTGGGCTTTATGGACCGCTTCTTCCAGCGCCCTCGGTTTGTGCAAGCACGCCGGGAACTGGAGGATAAGGTAGCTCGCTACCTGGACGACGCTTACGATGCAGAGGTCAATGGCCGCCCAGTAATGACCCCGGACTCTGAGATTGCACCTATTGTGGCAGCCTACCAGAAGTCGGGCTGGGCCGGGAAATGGCACGACCATATGACTGCCGCCGGACTGGTTGAGGATGGTAAGTTGGTTCGTTCTGACTATTACTACCCGCGCCAGTACAGCTACGAAAAGATGCGGCAGGCCATCTCCAATGGACGTACGCTGGATGACTTCCGGGACCTGTTCCGACAGGCTATCCGGGAGACGTACCCGAGCATGGACTCAGAGACGGTGCAGAAGGTTGCCCGTGAGATGACTGACGGCATCTACAATGGCCGCTCCGGTGCCCAGGGCCCTATGTGGAAGCAGATTGTCAATGGGCTGAGTAATGACCAGCTTGCAGCAGCAATGAAGCAGGCGGGTATTCCCGATGCTGATATCACTGCGTTTATGACTGCAAACGCGCGGGAGTCCGGGGCTACTTCACCAGCCCGGAACCTGCGTCAGCGTAGCCGCTTTAACATGAGCAAGGAGTACGTCGTTAACGGCCAGCCTATGCGTATGGCGGACCTGCTGGACACGGACTTGAGCCGGGTAATGCACGGGTACACTAACCGTATGTCGGGCCGCGTAGGTATGGCTTATGCTGGTGTACAGGACCTCAAGACCTTTGAGAACATGATTAATGAGGGCAAGCACAGCCTGGCTGACCCAGCTAAGTGGGAGGCGTCGGTAAACGACACCATCGACTTCCTGTTGGGCGGCGTAGCTGGCGGTGCTAACAACCAGCTCCCGGAGATTCTGCGCGCTGCTGGCAACCTGGCTAACGCCACGATGCTTAAGAACTCCGCTCTGTACCAGATTACCGACACGGCATTAGCTATGAAGGAGTTTGGTATGGCGCGAGTACTGCGCAGCATGAAGAATCAGCCTTGGTTCAAAGAGGGCGAGGTGGCACTGCGTAACCCGGATATGGCAGCGCGTCTGGATTCTATCCTGCGCGGCAGTCTCCAGAAGGAGATGCGTTTCCGTTGGCTCAGCACTTACGCCGACGACAACCTGGACTTAACCCGTAGCTCACACTGGTTCAACGTTTCCCAGAACTTTGGGCAGGCCGCCCGTCATGCTAACGGCATGAGCATGGTGCATCGTATGCAGGTGAACATTAACTCCGGTATAGTCATGGATGAGATCAAGTCCATGCTCAACGGTGACGCCAGCGCCTTCAAGCGTCTGGAACGTTACGGTCTGGACCGGCAAGTAGCGGACCAGGCTATCGCGGCCAACGCTCGTAATCCTGGTGCTATGCTCCCGCCAGACCTGCAAATGCAGGTGGAGGTAGTGGGCTCACGCATGATGGATTACGTGGTACAGCAGGTGCGTACTGGGGAAACCTCGCACTTCGCACAGTTCAACCCAGTAGGTAAGTTGATTGTAGGTTACCAGAGCTTCGCCCTGGCTGCCACAAACAAGATACTGCGGCGTGAGCTGAACGACGCTGGATGGATTGGGCTGGCACACATCGCAGCTTACCAGTTCCCTATGATGCTCCTGATGACTCAGGCTAAGTACGCTATGGACGGGAAGAAGGATACAGACACTTCTAAATGGATTGCTGACTCGGTTATGGGTATGTCCATGCTGGGCGGGTTAACTATGATTCAGCCGCTGTTCACCGGAGAGACCCCGCGTCACTCCCTGGCAGCTACTGGCTACGTAGCGAACCTGTTAGGACTGTTACAGGAAGTGGCCTCTGGTAATCTGGATGCTAAAGGACTGTCGCAGCGGTTACCGCTAATCCAGGAGTTTGCACCTACCCGTGCTATCATCAATAACTTTGGAGACGATTAATGGCTTACTCTTGGAGCGAGCAGGTGGTGCCTTCGGGCACTACCTTAATCTCGGTAGACATTGAGTACCTCGACAAGAGCTACATCTACCTGTACATCAATAATGTGCTTATCTCGAACTCAGACTACTCGTGGAATAGCGACACCTTAATCCAGCTGAATACGCCAATGGCGAGTGCCGGTACAGTGCTTCTGGTCCGAAGGACTGATAAAGAGTATCTGTATATTATGTTTGCAGAGGGTGCTGCTTTCATTAGGGAGAACCTGGATGTTCAAAACACCCAGTTTCTGCACCTGGCTCAGGAACTAGTAGAAGGGCGGTCTATCGACGGCTTCTACGGCGACTTGAGTATGAACGGGTATCGGATTACGCACCTGGCAGACGGGGTGGACCCGAAGGATGCTGTGAACAAAGGGCAGCTCGATAGCGTTTCTAATCGGGTATCTTCCATTGAGAACTCTTTCCTGGGTTTGACCACCGTCAGCTACCCGTGGTACACCGTGGTAAGTGCGGACACGGATACGTTCGAACCTCCATTTAAGTTCACTAAAGCTGCTTTGTACATTGACGGGCTATGCCAGGTTCCCGATTACAGTTATGTGGTAGTCGACAACAAGCTCTTGCTGGCAGAGTCTGTGCCTACGGGGACAGTAGTCTTTGCTCGTCTCGGGGAGGATACCGACGCCGCTACTGAGGCAGCAACTACCACCGCGCTGGCAGCGGTCCAGGCGGACTTACAGAATCAAATCAACGCACTGCGCGCGCTGCTTCAAGGAGGCTAAAATGGCTAAGGCAGCCACCAAGAGCCGCCTCAGTGAACTGCACAGGATGTTTACTGAGGCGCTCATAGATGAACTTGAGCAGGCTCACAAGGACGAGGTGCCTCTACCGGCAGCGGATAAGTCTGTTATTGCCAAGTTCCTGAAGGACAACGACATTACCGCCGATGCAGATTCCTCGGAGATGCAGGAGCTGCGTGATGAGTTCAGCGCGGACCTGGACAAGAAACGCAAAGAGCGCGCTGAGGAAATCTTTAGCAAGATGAACTCTAGCCCAGAGGATGATATTACGAGGTTACTAAATTAATGCAACTATCAGAAAGCACGCGCCGTAGACTAATGCTTATCAGCGAGCGCACTGCCATAATGAACCAGAACCCTCGCTCTATCCCCAAGGAGCAACGCGAGGAAGTGGCTTTAATGATGGCTGTAACGCTGCATGAATTCGTGGACTTCGCCTGGTTGGGCATGCGCTTTCTGGGCTTTGACCTAACGGATATGCAGGCGGATATCGCCCGGTACATGCAGCACGGTCCGCGTAAGAGTATGGTGGCCGCCCAGCGCGGCGAGGCCAAATCTACGCTGGCTGCTCTGTATAGTGTCTGGCGTCTTATCCAGGACCAGAGTACACGTATCCTGGTTGTGTCCGGTGGGGAAAAGCAGGCATCTGAAGTAGCTACACTTGTCATCCGTATGATTGAAACCTGGCCTTTGCTGTGCTACTTGAAGGCGGACCCGGCGCGCGGTGACCGTACCTCTTACGAGGGGTACGATGTACACTGCGACCTGAAACCGCTGGATAAGTCTGCTAGCATCGCCTGCGTCGGTATTACGGCGTCGCTTCAGGGTAAGCGTGCGGACCTGCTTATCCCGGATGATATTGAGACCACCAAGAATGGTTTAACTCAGGCTGAGCGTGAGAAACTGCTGATGCTGTCTAAGGACTTCGCAGCTATCTGTACGCATGGCGATACGTTGTATCTGGGTACTCCGCAGACTAAGGACAGTATCTACAAGACCCTCCCGGGTCGTGGGTTTGAGGTGAGGGTGTGGCCCGGGCGTATCCCCTCCGAGGAAATGGAGGAACGTTATGGAGATACACTTGCTCCTTATATCCGTGAGCTTATTGAAGCTGGGTATGCCCGTACCGGCTACGGTATTGACGGCACGCTAGGCCAGTGCGCTGACCCCGGTCGCTATGACGAGGAGGCGCTGATTGAGAAGGAGCTCGACTTCGGCCCGGAGGGCTTCCAGTTGCAGTACATGCTGGACACCTCTATGCTGGATGCTATGCGTACGCGCATTAAGCTGAGTGACTGCATTATCTACCCGGGTACCTCTGACTGCGCACCGGACACTTTCGGCTACATCGCAGACCGTCGGTACTTGTATCAGCAGGAGCACGAGGGTATCCCAGGAGTGCACCTCTACCAGGCTGCGCGCTATGGCGATATCCTAACCCCGTATCAGCACAAGCTGATGGTAATTGACCCGGCGGGCTGTGGTGGTGATGAGGTCTCCTACGCAGCTGGCGGGGCATCTAACTCGTACGTGCATCTGTTCAGCACAGGTGGCTTCCAGGGAGGTATCAGCACCGAGAACATCGACAAGCTCTTGGACTTGACCATCGAACTGGGTATCTCCGATATCCTGATTGAAAGCAACATGGGTCACGGCACCGTAGAGAGCTTGTTCATGAACCGCTTACGGGAACGCAGAATCCCCGGCATCGGCGTCAGAGGGGCCTACAACAGCACACAGAAGGAGCGACGTATCATTGATACCATCTCCCCTGTGACGCGGCGGCATCGCTTTGTGGTGCACGAGCGCGCGCTTATGGATGACATGGCAACATGTATGCCGTACAGCCGCGAGCGTCGGTGGTTGTACAGCGCGTTCCAGCAGCTCAATAACATCACCTATGACCGAGGCTGCTTAGCCAAGGATGACCGAGGTGATGCAATTGCAATGTTGGTAGCGGAGCTGAATGGGCACCTGATTGAGGATGAGAAGGTCACCGCTGAGAAGGAGCAGCAGAAGCAGGCCCAGGCATTTATTGACAACCCAATGGACTGGAAGAAAGGTATGCTACCCGTTAAGCTAGGTGGCGTTAGAGCTCGTATTGAGCGTGGTTTAGGCAGTATAAACAGGAGGGTCCGTAATGGCCTCAATCATCGCGGCTAAGGCCGTGGATAAGCAGTATGAGATTGTGGGCAAGGCTCAGAATCTATTGAAGCAAGTACAGCCGCTTTACAACGTAGGCTTCTCTACCACAGCACTGGACTTGCTGAACGCGTACTTTACGTACATGCAGGCACAGGGGTTTGCAACTACGCGAGCCGGTACAGGCTTTGTAAGTGATGGCGCTAAGCTGGCCCGTCTGGATAACATGCTGGACCAGGTATCTAAGACAGGCTACGTAGTGCTAACCGGTACGGGTGCACCTATCGGAGAAACCTCCGGCACGGCATTCGACACCTCGTTCACGGCCCTGCGTGCTGCATTTCTTGCAGCAACTACACCGACAACCGCATAAGGAGTAACACATGGCAGTAGCTAAAGCAACAGCAGCACAGCGTCAGGAGTTTCTGCGCCAACTGAACATCCTGGCTAAGGATATGTATCAGGCGCTCACGCAGCCGCAGGACCTCGCCTATCGCGGTCCTGAGATTGATGCAAAGATTGCGGCACTGGAAGCCGCTACAGCAGCAGTAAAGGCCGCTAGCTAATGCGGCGCTGGGTTGCTGGGTTGGTTCTGGCATTAAGCATGGCGCTAACGGGCTGCTCAGCAACCTCAGCATTGACTGGACTGGTCGGGTCTAAACCTGACCTCTCTGTTCAGGCAGGGGCTGAGAATACCAAGCAGACCGTGGGCCTGAACAACAAGGTGGACACCAGCACCACCACGAAGACAGACTTCAAGGATTCGACAGTAGGCACAGTGGACACGTCCAGCAAGAAGCAGATGCAAAGCATCAGCACTGGGACGATCACCGCGCAGGAACTGCGCGTAATTAATAATGACAGCAACAGTATTATCGCAGCGGGTTTTATAGGAGCACTGATACCTATGGTATTGATTATACTGTTCGTTCTAATCCGGAAGTTCCGAGGTAAAAGGGAATCGGCAGAATGAGAATACCAACAGGTTTAGGTTCTACTATTTCAAGCGCAGCATACGGGTCCAGCGCCAGCGCTGGGGTCATGGGTTGGTTAGGGGTGGTTATGCATTGGGACTGGAGCACTATCAGCTTCATCGTTGGGGTCCTGGCTGCACTGTTTACCGCCGGTATCAATGCCTGGTATAAGCGTAAGACCTATGCGCTTATTGAGAAACTTGGCAAAGAGGGCAAGGTCTACTATGAGTATAAAGAGTAGTATCGCAAACAGCGTGCGCAGGCGTGTACTGGCTGCCATTATAGGCGGCACAACCCTGGGTGGCGGCATCACTGCGGTGGTCACCCAGAACGAGGGATTTAGTGGAGATGCCTATCTAGACAGTGCCGGGGTTCCTACTATCTGCTATGGAGAGACCAAGGGTGTCAAATTGGGCCAGAGCCGCTCTCTGAGCGAGTGTAAGCAGCAACTGATAGAATCAGTAGGGGCGCACTCAGAAGCGCTTGTAGGGCTTCCTGTGGGGCTTCCTGACGTGGTTGTTCTTGGTAGTATAGACATGGCCTACAACGTGGGTGTATACGGATTCCGAAACTCAAAGGTGCACAGACTCCTGACTACCGGGGATTATAAGGCCGCCGGTAAAGCTGTGCTGGAATGGCGCTACATAAGCTCTGTGCGGCAGCCTAAAGGGCCAGGATGGGTCTACGTACCCGCTAACAAGAAGTGGCGTTATGACTGCTCTCAGCTCGTCTCAGGTAAACCTAACAAGGTGTGCTGGGGTGTCTGGAAGCGCAGGCAGTGGGAGTCTAAGACCATTGGAAATGAATTCAGGAGCGTACAGGAAGCTGTGCGCGCCCTCTAATATTATAGGAGTAATGTATGGCGGCAGTATCTTCCCTGACGAAGTTAATCAGGCAGCGGGCCCAGAATGTCACTTACAATAGCACGAACGTGCAGGCACAGTTAGATTCCCTACCCATCTGGTCTCTTGCAGACCCCCGCTGGGGAGCAGATGCAACCGGGGCTACTGACAGCACTGCGCGTATTCAGGCATGCTTCAACTACGTAGGTAGCCGCGGTGGCGGTACAGTGTATATCCCAGCTACCCCAGGCGACGGAGCAGCCGCAAACAACCAGGGTTACAAGGTCAGCGGCAGTATTGAGGTTCCTGCCTTTGTTAATATCCAGGGTGAGGGATTCAGCTCCTGCCTCCGGGCAAGCACAACTCTCCCAGGTGGACTGTTACGGTTGAAGGCGCATGGCAGTGTAGGGGGACGCTTCATCCGGGACATTCGCCTCTCTGGTAACAACGGCGGAACTGGTATTGGCACCGACCTAGAGGCCACTGATACTGAGACTAAGCACATCTACGGATGGATGCTGGAGGACGTATTTATTGAGAGCTTCGAGTGGGGCTTGCAGTTGCAGGGTATGTGGCACTCTACGCTGTTGAACGTTACAACCAGCGCCTGCCGTGTAGGCCTGCACTTGTGGGGGCAGAACGTCTCTATCAACATTCTGGGCTCGCACTTCCGCCGGGACAGCCGGGACCGTAAGGACACCTTTGGTATTGTGATTCAGCCGCGTGTATACGCCTGGAGCCCGGACCAGACCAGGGGCTCTCGTAGTGAGACTATTGTGATGGGCGGTGAGTTCATGTGCATTGGGCAGGAGTACGGTATCTATGTACATGACGTGCTGGACCTCCAGATTAGTAATATGGACCTGGACTACATCTTCTTGATCGCCATCGCGATTCTGAACGTAAACGGGGGCTGCAATATCTCCGACGGGTGGATAGCCGCAGACAGCACCGGCACTACTCAATTCTCTGGAATAGTGTTCGCGAATCCGCTGGATGTACAGCAGATGAAGACCGTACGCGGACTGCACATGAACCTCGCTAACAATAACCCGTTAGCTAATAACCAGGGAGTTGCTATAGCCAGTCAGAAGGTAGGCAAGGTGGCTATCAGGGATTGTACCTTCTCCGGTGGCTGGGCAGGTGTCGACATTTACCAGAATACTGCGGGTGTAATCATTGATGGCAATATCTTTGCCGGTAACACCCTGTCCCTGCGTAGTAGCGGCATGGTGACCATTACTAACAACCGGCTGGACAATGTAACGGAAACCGGTAAGGCTGCTGTGAATACTTACATGGGCAATAACAATGGCAAGTTCACGGATGGGATTGTGCAGGTATCTATGCCAGCAAGCGCCAACTCCGGCTCCTTGCAGCTGCCTAATCCGGTGGCTGGCGCTACCTACGTAGCTGAGCTAATGGGAAACAACAGCGCGCAGACTTCTGACTTTGCCTGGGTGGAGGGGTCTGTTGTAAGAGTTAGTCGGGCGACTCCGGTTGCGGTGGTTCTAAATGCTTATGTACGCGTAACTATGCTGTAACTATGCTGTAGCTGGTGCTATAGCGGGTGCTGTACCGGAAGGGCCGGGGTTATCCCGGCTTAGCCCCGGCTTGGCACCTGGCTGGTCAACTGGCTGGGCAACTGGCCGTGCGCGTCTAAGCCTGAACCCAAAATTTATTATATTCACGAGAGGCAGTCCCTCACCCTCAGCGCCGCCCATTGCCCCCATAGGGGCCTCCCGGGGTGGAAAAGGGTGGCCGGGGCCGCCTGTGGCCGCTCTGGGCTGCTGGAGCTGGCCTCCCGGGGTGGCACTGGGGTAGCATGGGCTGACCATGCCTATAACGCGTTGTATCGCGTTATGCGGCGTTGTACCGGGGCAGGCATAGGGTAGCACCGGGCTGTCCCTGCTGTGGCTCTGTGGTGGCTCTGGGGCGCTCTGTGTGGTGCTGGGTGGCTATGGGTGGCTATGGGTGAGCCTGCTGGCTCCCTCTGGCTCACGGTGGCTATGGCTGGCTACGCTGAGCGACACGTTGCCTCTTTTGCTTTCATTCGAAAGAGTATTTGAAATGAAGTTACACGGTATAGGAGAGAGGAATAACCTGTCTCTACACAGTGAATCGGAAGCAGACCGGAACGTCTGAGCGTATAGTAACCGTTCCCTGTTAGTGATTACCCGGATAGAACGTGACCTGTTATGGCGCGCCGGTTCTGAGCTAACAGGTAAATAGGGGAGCAGCGCTTGTATAGAACCCTGCGAAAGTAAGAGTATCAGATGGTCACAATCCATATCCCTACCCTAGCGGGAGGCTGATGCTTTGCCATTGTGATAGCTTTCACTTGAACCTTTGACTAGGTTTCATTTGAAAGTAACTGCCCCTATTAAGAGCGTATACCACTCTAAGGGGTATGGGTGTTGACACGAAGTGTCCCACAGGGAACTCCCGGGTTAGTCCCGGGTTAAGTAGGGTGATACATAATGAATGAACCTATTACACTAGAGAGTTTAAATGAATATAGCCCGGGTGATGCCGTGGTGTATGTACTGAGACTGGAAAACGCTAAGTGGTATGCAGGGTATACTGAGAACGCTCAGCATAGACTCACTAACCATTTCCATAATGATGGCAGTGCCTGGACTAAGTTACATAAGCCAGTGGCTATACACAGTATAACCCGGGCTAGTAAGGCGCTAGAGAGTACTATAACGCTAGACCTGATGCGGGAGCATGGCTGGGAGAACGTCAGGGGCGGTGCGTGGACTGGTACTAAACTGGCTAAGGCACCAGCAGCACTGCGTAAGCGCTGAAGGTTAGCCCGGGATATCCCGGGTTGACTTATCTGTTTTCGATTAAACACTAAGAAATAATCTCTTGTAGAATAGCTACTTAGAACCACTTGATAAAATACTTGAAAAATAAGTTTGCAATCCCTGTAGTGGGA